AAGAACACTACAAGGCCAGTGTGCTTGTCCCCGACCATGGCCCGGATAGATTCGGTCAGGTCGGCAATGTCGGCGGGGCTGGAGAATGCAAACGGGCTGTGGGCGACGATATAGAAGTTGTCCGGCAGTTTGCGACCGTTGTGCATTTCCCATGCTAGTAGTCGGCCGGTAAAGCCGGTGGCCGCCTCGAGCACCACATAGACTACGGTGGCCTGTTTGGTGCGGTATCCCTGCCAGTCTGCGCCCTCGGCGATATGCGCCCCCATGTCTAGGGCAAGGAAGGATTTGCCTGTGCCTGGTGGCCCATAGATGGCCGACACGTCGATGGCTGGCAATACGCCCTTGATGCGCCACTTGGTAGATGGCATGGCCGATAGTTCGGTTGCCCTGACCAGTTTGTATCGTTCGTTTTGGGCTGGCGTTAGCAACGCGGCCAGGTTGTGTCCGGCCTGCACATAGTCGTTGGCATCGCCCTCAATGGGCGGCACGATGAAACGCGCCCCGTATTTAGCACTGGCCTGCTCGGCGTATCGCTGGCCGACGCCGGAGGCATCATTGTCGGCCACAATCACAATAGGTGCGGCCATTCGCTCGCGCAGCATACCAGTCACCGGAACTAGGTTGCTGGCGCTGTAAGCCACAAATACGGGCTGCCCGGTGGCCTCATGGATAGTAGCTGCCGTGGCAAAGCCTTCTGCAACATAGACCAGCTTGGCATCCTCGATGGCTCCAAGCCACCAGTAACAGCCGCCGGTTGCCCCGCCAGAGTGGTACTTTTTGTCCCCGTCTGCGCTGATGTACTGGAGGCTGGATAGCTCGCCGTTTGGCGTGTACAGAGGCACCATAAGCCGGCCATCGCCAGTAACACGCGCCCCATGCACCTTTATTCCCTTACGTTGCAGGTACGGGTGATCTGGGCTGGCGGTCGCACCGTCTGACCATATCAACTGCACGGTGCTGGCGGCCACCTCATGTTTACGGGCCTGTTCGGCATCGCGGGCCGCCTTGGCCTCCTCAATGCGCCGCTGTTGGGTCAGATGCTCGGTCATGGTGAGCTGACGACCCACCTCGGCCTTCCATGTGACCTCGACGCCCAAGCGCCAGCAGCCGAACCGTCCTGCCGGGACGCCATCGGAGTAGGCCACATACCAGCCCGGCTTGTCGCCGTGACCTGGCTTGCCCTTGGTGCCACTAGCAAACCGATGGACTTTGCCATCTAGCCATATTTGATCTGGAGGCGTCAGCCCTGCCTCTAGCATCGCTTTGCGTAACTGTAGCTCTGGCGGGTCAATCACCCGCTCTGATGGCGGCTTCCAAGGGCCGCCGAGGATTTGTGTAAGGTCAGCCATGCTTTGTCTCTTTTTCGGCCTTGAGTTTGTTTTTTGTTTTAACTTGCAGCTCGTATTGGCGAGCCATGGGCGGGTAGTCGCCCCACCTGTATACAACATGGGGCCAAATGTTTAGCGCCTCGGCCAACGCCTTGACGCTTCCGTAATGAGTTATAGCCTGCTCGGTGGTCATGTGCGCCCCTCTTTTTGATGATTCAAACACTGTAGACCACAAGCGCTTTGACCTCAAGGTCAAATAATTTAGAAAATAGTGTTGACCGTAAGTGTTGCCGCCGGTATAGTTTCCCTATGCCAAGCGGAATTACCCGACCGGCAGTAACAAAAGGATACGCAAGATGAAAACGAAGCAATGCACGCGCTGTGTTGGAACTGGCAATGTCGGCAACTATGCGCACGTCAAAGGTGGTGTGTGCTTCAAGTGCAACGGAACTGGCAAGCAGGTAGTGATGAAAAATGAACGTCAACAGAAAGTCTGGTATCGCGTAGAAAATGAATTTGGTCACTGGTTTATTTTTAACAGCAAAGAAAAGGCAGAGGCGCTGGTTAGCCAGTGGAACGATATGGGCGTAAATGGAAGCCTTATTGTAAAAACGAAAGAAGTAATTGTTAAGGTGCCAGCATAAGCTGGCAACCAGTAAGACCTCCATGCCCATTCTTGACGAGTGGGCATCAGGGTCTACACTGACCATTCGCCGACCGGATTCCCCGACTGGCGTTTAACTGAGGTAACAATATGAGCATGATACTTAAACGAAGCGGCCGCCTGACCGCCAACGGCGTAAAGCTGCTGGTATACGGCCAAGCCGGGGCTGGCAAGACCAGCCTGATTCCAACGCTACCAAAGCCGGTAGTCCTGAGCGCAGAGGGAGGCTTGCTGTCTATCCAAGACGCAGACCTTCCCTATATCGAGGTCAACTCGATGGCAACGCTGCAAGAGGCCTACCGCTGGCTGACCAGCAGTGCCGAGGCTGCCGAATTCCAATCTGTGGCTCTGGATAGCATTTCGGAAATTGCCGAGGTCTGCCTAAATACCGAGAAAAAGGCCAGCAAAGACCCACGGCAAGCCTACGGTGCGATGCAGGAGCAGATGACGGACATTATACGTGCATTCCGCGACCTGCCCGGAAAGCACGTCTACATGAGCGCCAAGCTGGAAAAGAGCCAAGACGAGATGGGCAGGATGCTCTACTCGCCCTCGATGCCGGGCAACAAGACCGGCCAAGCGCTGCCGTATTTTTTCGATGAGGTGTTGGCCTTGCGCGTTGAGAAGGATGCCGAGGGCGCAACCCAGCGGGCGCTGATGTGCGATTCCGACGGGCTGTGGGTTGCCAAGGATCGGTCTGGCAAGCTGGCTGCGTGGGAGCCTGCTGACCTCGGCGCAATCATCAGCAAGATCGGAGGTGGCAAATGAATGTAGATCCTGACCACGACCTTGATAGTTGGCCTGTTCCCAAAGATTGGCCCTCTACCATTTTCGATCAATGGATTGAGGCAAAAGAGGCCGAGCGCTTTGCTATTGAGCAGCGTCGAAAACTTGAAGATCAAATGGTTGCCGAGCTTGGCGTTGCTGCGGATCTTGACGGCACCAAAAACTTCAAACGCGGGCCTTTTGCTATTAAGGTGGTCGGCCGTCTGACCCGTAAGGTTGACAGCGACCTGCTGCAAGAGCTGGCTGCCGAACACGGCCTATCGGATCACCTCTCAAGCCTGTTTCGCTGGAAGCCTGAAATTGACATGAAAACATGGCGGGCAGCAGACCCGTCAATCACTGGCCCGCTTGCTGGCGCAATCACTGTGCAGCCTGGCCGCCCATCTTTCGCAATCACCATCGACAATCAGGAGTAATACACCATGGCTTTTCTTGACACACCCATCAGCGTTTCAGAACTTCCCGAAAGCCGTAGCTATGACCTGCTGCCGGAAGGCTGGTACAACGCCACGATCACCAGCGCCGACCTCAAGCCTACCAAGGCTGGTGACGGCCAGTATATCTCGATGGCCTACGACATTACCGGCCCCACGCACCAAGGCCGCAAAGTGTTCGGTAACGTCACGGTGCGTAATTCAAACCCCAAGGCAGAGGAAATTGGCCGCCAGCAGTTGGGAGACATTATGCGGGCCGTCGGCCTTGCCACTGTCCGGGATACTGACGAGCTCATCGGCGGCCAACTGTCCATTAAGGTCAGCGTCCGTAGGGACGAACAGTGGGGCGACAAAAACGACGTGAAAGGCTACAAGGCCGTGAGCGGATCTGCTGCGCCTACGCCAGCATTTGCAACTCCGGCACCTGCGGCTACGCAGGCAACCGCAAAGGCTGCGCCACCCTGGGCGAAGCGCTGAGACAAACGGCCCCATGGACGGGGCCATCATTCACACAAAACGGTAAACCTGCACATGGCAAAAATACCTGAACCAAAAAACAGTATTGTTTCCAAAATCGACCTCTACCACGAAGAGGTTGCCGAGCCACCACGCGGTCACATGGGCTGCTCCGAGATAGGCCACCACTGTGAGAGGTACCTCTGGTACAAATTCCGCTGGTCAGTCGTGGAAAAATTCCCCGGTCGTGTCCTGCGGATGTTCCGGCGTGGCCGGAATGAAGAGGAAATAGTGGTGGCCGACCTGCGGGCCGCTGGCCTGCATGTGGTCAGCGTGGGCGATGATCAGAGTCGGGTTAAATTTGACTGGCACGTCTCTGGTAGCGTGGACGGCATCATTGAGTACGGCGTCCCCGAGGCGTTTCAAAAGCGCCATGTGCTGGAAATCAAGACCCACAGCCTCAAGAGCTTTGAGGATGTGGAAAAGCA